AATTAAGTGGGTTAATTTTTATATGTCCATGGTCGGATGCTTTGTGGTTTATCCTCGACTTTTTCGAGGTCTTTGGTGCGTTTGACAAACGCGTTGTAGAGGCTTCTGAGCCGTTCGGTGGATAGTCGGTTTATCTTGGTACCATCGCGCTCAATAATGCTGACTGCATAGATGGATGTGGCAGGATAGCCCATTTTCTCGCTGTACTTGATGACTGCTGCTATCAGTCGCTTGCGCCATCGATCTTGCTCTTGTTGCTCTGGTGTGGTAGCTCGTTTTTGTAGAGCTTGACAGAGAGCGGTCAACTCATCAGCCGTCAATTCGCGTGTACTGATTCGAGGTTGGTAGTTACCAGCTATGGTAGCAGCTATATCCTCTGATGTGAGATTGCATTGCCTTGCGAGTGCGTAGAAGCGTCGGTTGGCGCGTGTCCATTCGGGGGTGTGAGTTGTAGGTTCCATATTACTTGACTTTTTCGATGTGTTTCTCTGGCCAAATGTCGAAGACCTGGTTTCCACAGTATCGACTGACGATATTGGCGTAATAGTTATGAACGCGAATCTTGATATTGCTGTTGTATCGAACGCTTTGTGCAGTTCCACCTTTGGGTTCTACTCCTGATTGGTGGCTAATCCAGATGAATAGTTTCTTTGGGTACTTGCGAACCAGTTCTTTGTATTGATCGTAGCTAATATTGAGGTACTGCAAACTGTCGATCACTATAACATTGGGGCTGCGCTTGCGTTTGAGGCGTGCCATCATCTCGTCGTAGTCGAACCCATCCCAGAAGACAAAACGGCTTTGCTTCTCCATTTGCAACCCAGTATCAAGGATTGCTTTTCGGTAGGTCTCGCTAACACCCTCCTCAAGACCATTGTAGGCTATACGCAGCGAGGGAAAAGACATTAAGTATTTGACCAATTGTACAGCAAATCGTGTCTTACCATTGCCACTCGCTCCCCAGATGATCCAACTACCGTATGGCTCAGGGTCTCCCATAGCAGCAAGCCATCTGCCTGTAAAACCAAGTGTCTTAGGGGTGTAGTCGATGAGGTTCTGTATGCTGAGTGCTCTGCGTGCCATAGTCTATGCGTTTTTGCGTGCTAATTTCTTAAGCTCTGCGTGTACGCGGCGCTCTACACGGCGCAAGTCACCTTCACAATCACCAATGATACGGTCAATGGTCTTCGCATCCTGTACGCCGTTCTGGCGACAAATCTCTGCGATGTCATTTTGGGTTACACCTTTCAAGGCAATACACTTACGACCCACACGGCTCCAAAGCTCGTTGTAACCGCGTTTGTTGTAGCGCACACCTTTGTCAAATCGCTTGTTGAGGTGCTCTGTAGCAATCATCACCACAGCGCAGCTATATTGCAGGTCGTTGTACAGGGTAATGAATGAATTGAGTACCACATCGCTCATTTTGTCCGCCTCGTCAAGGATAATGATAGGCGCTGCTTTCATGCGCATTTGAAGCACCACCTTTTGCTTCATCTGAATAAGGCTCAAGCCCTCTGGACGAATGCTCATCTTGCGCAAGAGAGCACCAAAGAAGTCGCGCTTTGCCCAATCAGGATCACAAGAGAGGAAATAGACCTCCTCGTGTTCGCGTGTGTACTGTTTGCAAGCGTAGGTCTTGCCGGTACCAGCATTGCCTGTGATAGCCATCCACAGCTGATTGTCTTGCGCATCAGATAGAATGTAATGTAGGTCCTTGTAATTGGTAGTCTCAACGGTTTCCCACTTCTCATCTTGCAAACCGATTTGACTTGCCACCTTGCGCCACATGTCGTCGCTGATGAGTTCCCAATTCTCGTTGATGATCTGACTGATGGTTGCGCTGCTCACGCCCTCCATAATCTTACTCGCTTTACTTTGACCACCAAAGCGGTCGCAAAAATCTACTAAGGCATTGCGAATGTCACGCTTGCGAATTTCGGTTACACTTTTCATAATTCTAAAGGATTTTAATTGATTATTAAGTAGTATTTAATTAGTAATTAGTATCTGTCTTCCATATCTTCAGTAACAACCTCGAATGCGTCCACTGGTTGTGGCAATGCGCGTTCTGCTGCATACTTACGGCTCTTGTGTTGTCCCTGACTATCGGTGATGAGTGCTTTTGACAGCATCTCATACTCCTTGTTGCTTTGCTCAACAGCTGCATAAGCACTGCTTTGATGAGCGCACAGGGTATTGCTGATATGCGCCTCAAGCGCTTTGTTGAATTTCCATACGGCTGCCAGTTTCTCGTAGTCGCCTGGCTTGCGGTCCATGAGCGCCATTGGTTGCACATCCTTCACAGTCAAAACATACTCCTCTGTGCCTTTATCGTTGAAGACCAGGATATGGTCATAATTCAACGGATCGCACTTCACATTCCACTTCTCCCAGCAGTTCTCACGGAAGCGAATAGCCTCTGCCATAGCTTGCTCGTTGTCTGCGTCTGCCAATAGGTCGTACTGATGACGCTCGCCTAAGATGCGCATTGTAATACCTGTGCTTTGCAAACTATATTTATCAGGGCGTTGCTCGCCAAACAGACGCAAGTAGTCTTTGGTACCAAGAGCAATGCGCTCTGCTGATGGGAGTGCGTTCATAGCCTCCACATACGCAGGCAAAGCCTCTTGACGGTGATGAGCCATTAGCATATTCACCTCTTCAACCAACATTTCCAAAGTAGGTAGGCTCTTCTTATTCTTTAGCGTGATGTCCAAGTTAGGCTGACCACTCTTATTTGCAGTCACACCGTGACCAGACCAGTTGAACGCGTACTTGCACACCTTGTCGTTGAACTGACGGAACCAAGGCTCAATCACTTTACTCTTAGCATTGCCCACAGCAGCAGGTGTCACTGCCAATGCTGCAAGACCACTATAGGTTTCACTCATTGCCTTCTTTGCGAAGTTATCACATTGTATCTGATGTGGGCGAAGCATACCACCTACCAACTCCTCTACATGGCGTTCTGCGTTGCGTAGCGCCTCACGAATGAGCTCTGCACTCTCATACTCACCAATAGCATAGCCGATTGGGTATTTTGTAGCTGCGTCCAACACCACTTCCAAGGTCAATCGGTTGTGGTAAGTGGTGCGACCTTTGCCGTCCTTCTTCTGATACATCAACTCAGCATCCCAACCGTCGAGCACCCACAGATACATGGCTTTTGTAGGTGCACTGCGTTGAACTGTATAAGCCAAAGTATTGCGGTAGGCCGCACCACCATGCTTGCTCGCAGTAGTAATAAAACGATTCTTCTTTTGCCATAAACGCACCGTGCTTCCGGTGATCTCTTTCCACTCAGTGTCCTCTCCTGCTGCTTGACTACGCACCCACTCGTTATAGATACGAGCTATCTCCTCACAATCGAAATTGCGGTGTTCTGCTATCAAGCTTATCAACATGTCAGCTTGCAAACCAGCGTGAATCTTGGTTGCATTGTTATCCACACGGCGGTAGTTCTTGTGGATGAGACACTCCAAGCCTTCACGCTGGTATTCGCTCGCTTTATCTTTCAACTTGCGCTCGTTCTCTGGCAAACTAAATGGATAGACCAAACGATCCAATGCGTTCAAGCCATCCAATACTTGTTTCCAACTTAGTTTTTGACCGCGCTTCTTGCTTATCTCCATCCAACGGATAATACCCTCCAACACGATTGCGTTGTAGTAGTAGGTCTGACGAACAGGGTTATCCTTGGAATTTGGCAAGTGAGCGCCTTTGGCAGTCTTGTACTCATCGAAGTACTGACTTACCTCTGCGCTATGTGAGATATATGCCTCCAACAAACTACGGCTGTTGTTAGCATACACATCCAAACGAGCATCTATCATCTTCTTCATATCCTCTGGCATAGTCTTGTATTCATATACTTTTGCCACACCGCGACCTCCACGAGTGAGAGCGATGATCTTACCGCGACACTCACGCTGACGGAGTGTCTCAGCATTGGCTATGCCGTGCTCCAGCATCCATTGCATGCTGATGCCTAAACGATTATTTATATGAACTACCGCTTCCATATATATCGCTTATCTCTTAATTAAATTGGCTTAGTTGCTCATAGAGGTCTTGACAATCCTCTATCTTCTTTTGGAACTCCTCTACACTCATACCTTCCAAGTCATAGGTGTTTTTCAATTCTCCATTCACCAATACACCTGCGATGCCTTGTGTAAAGTCCACTGACAATTCCAGCAATAACTTCTCGCGTTGAGGACGGCAATCGCCCCACTTCAATGTCATGTTGTGACCGAATGTGTGATTGTGCTCGCACACATAATCCAATTTCTTCAAATAATTTGCTTCCATAATGCTTAATTTTTATTTTATTCTTGTGCGGTGAGTGGGATTCGAACCCACGACTTGGTGACGCTTAATCAAATTTGTCACTGGCTCTGGCCATCTGAGCTACCACCGCTAATCCACCAAGACGAGTTTCGAAAACACATGCCTAAACCTTTATATACTTGCAGCCTCTTTACTGTCTTATCTTGGTGGTGGGTATTACCAAACACCCTGACCCATCGCGGGCTTTACTTCATCTCTATCTCTACACCGCCAAAGTCACGCACGGCCACATATCGGATCTTCTCCGCCAGCTTACTCTCATGGCGATAGTTCAAAGCATTGTTCACGGTCTTTACGCTCACTCCAAAACGAGCGATTAACTTCTTATTTGCACCGTACTCCAAAACAATTTTTCGTCTCATAATTTACAACTTCTTGTATATGTCATTTTTTTTTACTACCTTTGTCGCGATTTTACCGTTTTTGTAAAAACTGTGCAAAGGTAAGGAATTTTTTCCACACTGCAAAATATTTTGTGGAAAAAATGCAAATATTTTGTAATTTTGTGGAAAAATGAACGAAAGATTAAGGTTTTTTATTGAAAATGAGGGGTTGTCTGTTCGACAATTCGAAAATTTGATCGGCTCTTCCGATGGGAAGATAGCCAAGTTTATCGCTTCTAATTCGTCATTAAAAAGCGATACACTCTCTAAAATCATGGAAATATTTCCACATCTATCTATAACTTGGCTGCTAACAGGTGAGGGGGATATGCTATTGCCTTCCCCTGGTAATAACCAAGGATCAACCAAGGACGAACCAAGGACGAACCAACCTACCACCTGCCTTGCACAGGCGGGTATCCCACTTATTCCGGTGGACGCAGTAGCTGGCTTCAACGGAATTGATTCGCCTACCATACAGATACACGACTGCCAACGCTATCTGGTACCCGAATTTCAGCAACTTAATGCAGAGTTCATGATCCGTGTGAGTGGTTCCAGCATGTACCCTAAGTATTCCAGTGGCGACATACTGGCATGCCGTAAGTTGACCTCATACCATTTCATACAATGGGGCAAGATCTATGTGATTGACTCCGAACAGGGTGCTATGGTGAAGCGCCTCTTTCCGTGCGATGAGGATACGGATTATGTAATTTGCAAGTCGGATAACCCAAACTATCCGCCCTTTGAATTGCCCAAAACTGAGATCCGTTCTCTGTCTATAGTCCTCGGTGCAATTCGCTTCGAGTAGGAAAAATTTCCATATATTATAATAGGGTGCAGCTCTTATAGGGTTGCACCTTTCATTTTACCCTGAAATAGCCATTTTTAGACCTTTCAAGTAGGCAAAAATCGTTAAAATGCTGATTTTGTGCGTATTAACTACATTTTTCATGCAAAAAAAGGTACTTAAAGGGGTAGATTCGCGTGTTTTTGGGTGCATTAAAGGTTTTTTATAGAAACACTTTTGGTACATTAAAGGGGTCTATACTCGCACAATATGGTGCATAAAGGGGGTGATTCAATAGGGGGTAAATACAAGTTTTGTCACACCGATTGTCACACCAATTCGTCACACCATTTGTCACACCGATACGAAAAAAGGGGCATTTTTGCCCCTCGATTAGCACCCTCTAAATAGTGGTTTAAGACCACTTTTAAGGGTGTTTTATGACCTATTAAACGCCCTTTAATGGGCTGCTTTTGTCCTGTAAATGTCTCATATCTGTATTATTGATGACCACCATTTTCGTGACCTTACGAAATAGCTCTATCAGGACGCTTTTATGTTATTCCTTATTACTTTACTATTGATTATGTAAAAGTGTCTTAAATGCGTTAAAATGAGCCATTTAGACCGCTTTATCGTGCGCGCGTATATATGCGTGTGTGCAGGCTATATAATATGGAGATGCAGCGTGGTCTTTTTGTGCCGTTTTTGAGGGGTCTTTGAGGTCATTTTCGGCATCTTTTACCGATGTATGCACCACGGCTGCCAGATGAATGTGAAGTGCGTGCACAAAAAAAAGGAGGCCTTAACCTCCCCTATGCAACGTAAATGCAACGTAAATGCACCGTTATGCACCATTATTGCACCTTTCATTTTATCATTAAATATCGCATAACTACCTAACAATCAATTAAAAGGGTGTTTTACGCTATGCACCTTTCATTTTCCTGCCCATACATCTGCTTGAGATGCACTCTCTTAGTTTATCTATCAGCGACTTGTCGCGGTCTAACAGCAAAGCGGTTTGACCTCTGACAGTCGAAGACGGTCTATATTAGAGTTGTGGGCCAGCTGCAACGAGAGCTTTACCTGCCTCGTTGGTGGTGTACTTAGCGAAGTTCTTGATGAAACGACCAGCCAAGTCCTT